TTGGATGCCCGCCCAACACCTGAGTTTACCGCCAGATCAAAGGCCGCATAGTCCACCCCAGAAGGCAGATCATCCCCCCTGATCTTGTCCCAATATTGCGCCTTGTAGAACGGCTTCACGATATTTGGCGTCAGCTTCCGCATTTCCTCTTCAGAGGATTTGCGGTTCCAGTAGGATTCCCAAGCCCTCTGGGTGACGCCAAGGTTCGTGCGGCCTCCAGGATCACGAGGATCGTTCACATAGCCGCCTTCATGGGCCAGTACCATCTCAAAGCATTTGTCCCAGTTCTCGCGCATCACTTGTCCTTCATTTTCAGAGCATCAGTCTTGGCCTTGGAGCCAGCAGACGAGCCAAAGTAAAATTGCACCACCCCGGTCCATGAGGTGCTGAGAGAGCCCAGCATCATCAGGATAACTTCCAGCCCGTTCTTTGGGATACCGAAGACAAGTATCCAGATCAGCGCCCCAAAGAACCCAAAGGTAATGAAGAACGCCAAAGCCTTCGGCGTCCAATCCTTGGTCTCCCGCTGCATCTGCCTGGCGCTGTCTCGATCACCAGCCGCGATGCGCTCCAGATCAATGTCGAGCGACTTCATCTGGATCTTGAAGTCAGCATCAATCTTCTTGATCGCCGCCAACTGATCTGGCGTTGCAGACGCCATAGCCTCGGAAATTTGGTCCTCTGAGGCGTCTTCATGCCCGAATAGCGCACTAGATAGGGTCTTCACGGCAACCCCTGCCAGCGGGCCTCCCAATGCCGTGGCGATGGTAGGAGCAACCTGGCCCAGTAGCGGCCCAAACTTCTCTAGCAGATCCATATTTACCTCCCGAAGATGAAATAGAGGATGGCGATGAACATCATCAGGAACGCCACTGCGCCAACAATGAAGATCATCGCTGTTACAAAGCCCTGCATCATTTCTTCTTGTTCACGCTGGGCCTGCAATGCCGCCGCCCGCTGATCCTTCTTGATCTGGGTTGTCGCCGCAAGCACCTGATCCCAGGCAACAATGCCAAACTCGCCAATGAAGTGATTTTTGATCTCTTCCATCATCGCGTCGGCTTCAGCCTTTGCAGCGTAGGCTTCCATCGCGATCTGCTGGGCTGATTTACCTGATGTAAAGCTCCCCTTGGGATCAGCGGCGATTCGCGTGATATGGGCAACGCTGTCAAACAGCGACCCAAGATCCTTTGCCATTCCCTGCAATTCTTTGCCAACAGCTATTCCAGCCTTGATGGCCTCATAACTCCCCTTGGCGACTGCAAGGACGGTGAGGGGGTCCATTCATTCCCCCTCTATGGTGAACATTAGATTCTTGTGATCTGGGTATGCGATCACAACATTTCCTTCTGGGCATTTGTACATAATCCGAGCGATCAATTTTGCTGCGCCTGGCGCAACTGCTCTTGGGTTGTCCACGGTCATTGTGTAGCCAAATTTGTCCACTGTCGGGCTGGCCGGTCCAGAGAATTTAGCAACTGATGGGTTTGCCTTGTGAACCATGTAATCCGAATCGCGCACCTCAAGGCTGAAATCCTCGACCGTGCAATCGTCCCTGATCTTTTGGCGGGCTACAACCACTTTGAACTGGCCTGATGCTGGTCCGCTGGTGATGTTGAAGTGATCTGCATCCCACTTAAGGATGTCTTTCGGTGGCAATTTGATTTTGTCATAGAGCGAATACCCACCACCAATCATCGCCATGACCGCAGTCACAACAGCGATAGGTTTGGTTATGGTTTCCGCATCAATCACTTGTCAGCCTTCCGCTTCTCTAGGCTGTCTACCTTGTCAAAAATCTGCCTGCAAAGGTCTTTGATCTCTTTCAATGATTCGGAGAACTCTTCACGCCGGACATAACGGCTTGGAAGATCCACCTCGATCTGGTGCAAGTCTGATTTCAGACGCTCAACTGCTTCCCAGAGTTGCCGCGCAAGCCATCCTATCAAGGCAAGCAATGATCCCAGGGCGAAGTTGATAAGCGTCTGCGTGTCCATCTCTATGCCCCGAGTTGCCCCATCAAAATTCTACATTGTGTTGGCTTCTCGGTCAAAACGATTGACACCACTGAAGACCATGCGACATTAGATGCGTCAAGGAATGGTCCTTGGTCTACATTCGGCAAAGGTTTCGCGTCGCCGCTTGTGTGCCCATGCCCTTCAGTGATTTGTTCGAAACACTTGCCCCGGTCAGTTCATTCTGGCCGGGGTTTTTCATTCAGTTACAGATACCCAACTTGTCGTAGCTTCATCCCAGACGTGCCGCTGACCATCAGCAGGATATGCCACTGGCGCGTTCCAGAGCCATGTGGTCTGGTTTAGAACCCACGAGCCATATGGCTGCGGCGCATAGAATACATCGTTCACGGAGTCGTAGGTGTACCCGATCCCGGCGTAGTTGCCACGCAGGGCTACGCCACCATCAGGCTCACCATCTGCCCCGTAGTGGACACCGCCACGGGTGTTGTAGCTGGTCTGTATCCATTGGCCGGGCGAGCTATCTACAAAGGTGTCGAAGAACTCCGGTTCAGCGACGATGACTTGGATGACTTTGCCATCTAGGCACTTCGCAAAGTGGGTCACGCTGTGTAGCTCCCTGAAGTCGTAAACGTCAGAATGGTGTTAGTGCCAGATGTGGCAACGGTGGGCGATCCAGTTGTAGTGCCAGAATAGTTGGCCGTAGGCACAGATAAAATTACAACACCCGACCCGCCAGCAGCACCTTGATAATTTGTTGTTCCGGCCAAACGACCTCCACCGCCGCCGCCACCGCCAGTGTTTGCTGTTCCAGCTACAGCCGCAACGGTGCTTCCAAATCCACCTCTTCCGCCGCCACCGGAGCCGCCGTTATTTCCAGCATTTGTTGATCCGCTTGCACTGCCGCCACCGCCGCCACCAGCATATGTAACAGAAGAACCGGTTATAGTGCTGGCTAATCCAGACCCACCAGAACCGGCCAATGAGCTTGCACCGGACCCACTTGTATTACCACCAACAGTGCCAGCGCCGCCGCCACCAGCACCATCACCTTGATTTGACGTAGCGGACCCACCCGTGTTTCCTTGCCCGGACGTTCCTGAACCACCAGTTGCCCCCGGTGATGTGTTACCAACGCCGCCGCCGCCAGAGCCACCAGAACCACCATTAGCTAAACCGTTAGCGCCACCAGAACCACCACCTGTAGCCGTAAAGGAACCGAAGACGGAGTTATTACCAGCATTACCAGCAACAGGTACGTTCTGCGGCCATGTCCCCGTAGTGGCCGCACCGCCAGCGCCTACGGTAATTGTATAAGAGTTGCCGCTAGAAACCGTTGTTGTTCCACTTAACAAACCGCCTGCGCCTCCGCCCCCACCGGGACCAGCACCACCGCCGCCACCGCCAGCAACAACTAAATAAGAAACAGAATAGGTAATTGGGCTAGATAAAAATCCAGAATACGGAATCCATCCCCTAGTCGCATCTATGTAAACTAGTGCTATGCTTTCAGACGAACTGTTCAACAACACGTTTCCGGTCACGGCATTAATTTTATTGCCGTTAGGGTTCAGCGTGCATTTGTTTGTAGAAAACGTGCTGGCGTAATCTGTGACAATTATCTGTTGCCCCGCAATCGGACTCGCGGGCAGCGTTACTGTCACCGCGCCAGAAGCAGTGTTGACCGGATAAGCATTGCCCGCCACAGCCGTAAAGTTGCCGGTCTGTACTGACTGCCATGCCAATGATCCGCCATTAGCAAAAGGCAAAACGCCAGTAACGCCGGTTGTTAAAGATAAGCCGGTGGCGTTGGTTAAGGTTGCGGATGCCGGAGTACCCAATGCTGTCACGTTACCAGAAGGATCTAGTTGAGGCGATTTAGACGCCACCATCGTGATAAAAACATCCTTGGTTCCAGCCGAGAAGGTGACGGCAGAACCGGCGTTTGAAGATGAGTATATGGTTGTCCGCGCAAACGTATTCGCAGACGAGTAGGTTCCAAGCCCCACCTCCCACTCGTTCAGCGTTTGATGCTGGATCGAGTAATAGAAGGTGTCGCTTACAGACAGAACCGCAGAAAATGTTCGATAGCCGGTCGGCGCTGTTCCCGATACCGAGAACGAGCCAGATCCAGCCGTGGTCGATGTGTCTCGAACACGATCTGCGGTTACGAATGCCATTGGCTTTAGTCCTCAGTGATCGTCGATGCAGTCGTCAGACGGGGCGTTACGCCAGAGCTGACGGAGATACTGGGCGTCACAGTTCCGCTGTAGTAGAGGACGCCTGCGCCTGTCGATGCCGTGCCAACGCCGAAATAGGTAATCGTGTTGGTTCCAGCCGTGCAGTTGCCAAAGTCAATGTTGGCAACAGGCGAGACGCTGTTGTTTGTCACCGTCCAGCCGCCAGATGTACGAAGAACCGCCACGCGAGCATAGCCGGTGTAAGTGGCTTCACTGGTGGACTGATCGCCAGCTTCGCCAGGGTCTGCCGTATGCAGCGAGACATAGAGATTGGTCAGCGGCGAAGTTGCCGCATTGTCTGCCAGATTGGCAATCGCCGTCGCATTGAAGATCAACTTCAGCAGAGAGTTTTCGAAGGCATTTGATTTGGACATGATAGCTCCTTAACCGTAGACGCCGCGTGGCCGAGAGATAAGCGGCGATCCGCTATGCAGTGCTTTCTGTGATTCATCCTGCAAGGATTGAACGCGAGCCAGATAAATCTGACTGAAGACCGCCATCCTCTGATCGTCCATCAGGAATGGCGCTGCATGGGTTAGGGCGCCATAGAGGTAAACGTCAGGAGCCTTGGTCAGCAGCCAGTTTGTTGTATTGGCGGTCGATAATGCAGGGATCTTCCCATAGTAAACCATGTCGATAGTTATATCGTCCACGGCAGGCGGAACCAGTTCGATGATGCCGGTCGTCATCGAGTAGAACCTGGTGCTGGTGAAGGTCTGCGCCTTGATGATCGTGTCAGCTTCATCCGGCGTAATGTAGCGCAGGGGGCTTTGACCACCAACGATCATCATGTTGATGGCTTCCAGCCAATCAGGAGGAAGCGCCACGAACTGCCCGTCGCTGGTAGCCGTTGCGTTGACGATCATTTCCCGGCTGCGCAGGCGCGTGTTCAGATCCGCCTCGGCAAACTGAATGAAGGTCTGGATCTGAGCCGTCAGATCAGCACGGTTCAGGTAGTCAGCAATGGCTGACTGCAACGTGGCGTAGTTTGTGATTGTGCCCATTAGCTCGTCATCCAGTGCGTTCTGTACGGAGCGGCTTCATCTGTCGCCAGCCATTTCCGCAGCGCCGCCTTGTCCCCAAGGATACCACGTTGCTTCAGATCCATATAGAGGACCATCGGAATTGATGCGACCTTAACCATCCCATCAGGGAGCTTGTCTGTCCTGCTGATCTCGTTCCTGATCGCCTTGTTCTGCTCGGCAATCTGGTCTATCTCAACCGTGGTCTCAAGGACGATCTTGTTATCTGTCGTGAAGTGCATCTGCTGGCGGGTGCCAGTGAGCGAATCATAGGCCAGATCAAACGATCCAGGCGCAAAGTTCTCAACCATCAGTCTCTCCCAAAGATGTAGGAGCCGGGGGTTAACCCGGCTCCTTTTATTGTCAAGACGGGATGATGTTAGCAATCACCGCATTCGCCTTTTCAGACTTCATGCGGAGACCGTATTCCACCACCATTTCCTTCTTGTCGAAGTCGCCGGTCTTGGCGATGTCGAAGGTCTGGAAGGGACGAAGGTAGGCAACCGAGATGTACTCGGGGTCCAGCACAAAGGCGAAGTTTGAAGGCTGAAAGCGGTTCGGCACAATTGAAACTTCGCCGAAATCGCCAAGGTAAATATCCGCCGTCGCAATGATCTTGAGAGGCGCAACGCCAGTGTTGTTCATGCGCTGCTGGGCAAGACCAGCAAACGCCGAAACAACGGTCTTGTTGTAGGCGTTCACCATCAGCATCTTGGGATCGCCGCCCTGCTCCCAGACCTGCTGGATAGCAGTCTTGAGCATGGTCTCGGTGAACGCCACGTCAGTTGAGGTGGAAAGGCCGGTCCAGGCAGTGCTGGGATAGCCGTTGCCGCCAGAGCCAGACATGGCCGAGACAGTCGCCGCATTAGCCTGCGAGTTGGTGATCAGCCAGGTAGGCAGACCAGCAGTCTTGCGCGCTGTGCTGCTGGAGTTGCCAGCCACGCCAGCCTGGTTGCTGGTCATGATGGCTTCCATGTCGCGCTTCAGCTCCTTGGAAGCCTTGGCGGTCTGATAAGCCATCTGAGTACGCATACCAGCGTTGTCCACGGCATCATCAGTGCCAGAGACAGAGATCACCTTAGTGCTGATCTGGGTGTAGTTGGCAACACGGACGGTATCCGTGAAGTCAGCGTTGCCAGCCGCAGCGCCTTCGATGGCCGCGTTGGCAGTGCTGGCCGCAGCAAGCGCATCCACCTGCCACTCGAAGTAGGTGTTCTTGCAGGTATCACGGCCAATGTTGGACATGAAAGGCGTGTCTACGGGGCTGATGTCGTAGATGATGTTAGACAGGTCTTCGCGGATTTCATTGGCCGCGTCGTAGGTGGTGACTTTGCTGAGAGATGCCATGTTACTTTCTCCTTGAGTCCATCAGACCAAATAAAGCAGCGGCATCATTGACGCTGCCTGATGCTTTGAGACGTTGTTGCATTCGCGCCATATCATTCCCGCGTTGGGGATTAGACGTTGTGGAGCCTGCCCGCATTGGCCTTGGTCCTTCCGCCTGCTTCGGCTTGGGACGGTTAGCGTTCAGCGCATCATATCGTCTGGCCTTTTCAAGGATGACGACATAACGAGGATCATACACCTGCGCCAATTCTTCTGGAGTGAAGCCTACTTTTTGGCCGTATTCCCGAAGGTTCTTGGTCGAAGCCTGCATTTTCTCTGGATCAGACCACTCCTTGAAGGTGGAAACCAGAAACTTCTGGCCCTCTTCTACAAGTTGCCGTCTAGCAGCCATTTCCCGCTCTTGCTCGACCATCTGGAGCCTAACCTGTTCCTGCTGCATCATTGCAAGCTGGTGTTTTCGGTCGTTCCATTGATCGCGAATGAGAGGATAATTGATCGGGTCTTCCTGATGTATCCGCACCCAGTCCGGTTCCTGTTCGATCTGCGATTGCAAAATCGGGATTGCCGCGCTGAGAGCCTGTTGCATCTGGCTCCGCTCAGTTTCTAGCTGCTGTTTCTCCTGTCTCAACTGGTTGAAGTTGCGCGAATAATCGGACTGCCTTTGATAGCCTTCCAAAGCCTCCTTCAGCGGAACCTCAACCGTCTTTCCGTCGATTTTGACGGTTACGAGTCGGTTCGGATCAAGAGGTTTATCCTTGCCACCATTGTCGTCCGCGCCCGTGTCTGCCTCATCCTCGCCTTCGAACTCAGATGAATAGTCATCTGCTGCCTCGTTCTCTGGCTCGAACGTCTCATCGGCATAATCAAGCGCCGCCTCTGTCTGATCGACTTCGGCATTAGCCCTCTGCCTTCGATCTGGTCTGGTTTGGGCCGGTTGGCCTTCCATTGCAGAAATACGGTCAGCGGCTTCTGCTAGGCTGATTTCGCTAGGCTGCGACTGCTCAGCATTTGACATATAAGTTACCTCATCAGTTTGCCCGCTTCAAGCGGTTGTTAAACCGCGTAATATCAGGCTCTGAAGCAAGTGCATTCAGCTCTCCCCTAAACGCGGCTATGGCGCGTACCATAAAATACGCGGCATCTCTCCCCTCAAGGTCCGCTGGATCAGATTGCCGCCACTCGTCAATGTATCGCTGCTCAAGGCGATCCAAAACCGTTCCTGTGGCTTTATCTGACGCCAGCGCCTTGGCTGACCTCCACAATTCTTCCTGCTCAAAGCTGGACATTTACTGCATCCCCGACGGCATCATCCCAGGCGGCATCATGGGCGCCTGCGGCATTGGAACAGGGGGCGGGGCGGCAGGAGGCGCAAACGCCTGCGCCGTCTTGAACACCTCCTGGATCTCTGTGCGCTGGCGATCCACCTCAGCCTTGATCACCGCCATATCCACTTGCGCCCCATACTTGGCTTGGATCTCAGCCGCCTGAAGCATTGCATTGATGAACATCTGATCGCGCTTGAAGTCATTCTCGGCAATGGCTTTCTGCCGATCCAACTCCTGCTTAGCCGCATTGATGATGATGTCGGCCTTCACCTT